CGTTTTTGTTTGGCGCCGGCGCAGTGCTTGCGAAACCCGACGCAGTTGTGGGCTCGGCGTTGCGATATGAACTACGCGCTGAATGGCGAGCAACGGAGCACCTGAGCCTCGGCTGGATTCACGAAAGCAACTGCCGATCCATTTGCGAAAACGGGCCGCTGTCGATTCTGCCTCACGCCAAAGGCAAGACGCCGAACGAAGGTTACAACTTCATCATCCTGAGGTTCCGGTGGTAACCCACCTCACCGTCAAAGAACTCGCCGCTCGCCTGCGCCGCAAGGAGCAGACCCTGGCGAATTGGCGCGTTTCAGGCGTCGGCCCGAAGTTTATCCCGGGCCGGCCAGTGCTGTACCCGCTCGTCGAGGTGGAAGCCTGGGAGCGGGCGAATGTTGTGCGGAGTACAACCGGAGGTTCCAATGCGTAAGCAAAAAGGCTGGCAGGACATCATCGGCACGCTGCTGTACGGCGTGGCGGTAGCCGTCGGGCTGATACTGGCCCACATTCTGATGAGTGATCCGGCTGCGGGCGCCCAGCGCGCTCCATCTCGGATTGCGCTTGAGGTACACGCCGGTCAAATGGAGAACCTGTATGGACTGCCCGTCGGGTTGCTGCGCGCCATCTGCGAGCAGGAATCCCACTGGCGGAACGTAGCCGGGCGGCACGGGGAGATCGGAGTGTGCCAGCTCAAGCCAGACACCGTACGAATGGTGTGTGAATGCGGCGACAACGTCAACCAAGTGTTCATTCTTCGTGGCTCGTCCGGCGACGCCGTCAAGCGCATTCAGGCGGTGCTGACTCGCCACGGCCTCTATCCGGGGCGCTTGGATGGCTTCTACGGCCCGCAAACCGAGCGGGGGGTGTTGTCGTACCAGCAACTCGTTGGCGAACGCGCAGACGGCATCGTAGGCCCCCGCACATGGGCGCTGCTGTTTAACGGCGAGGTGTATCCGGGCGGAACGATCGAGGCGGCGCTGTGGGATCCGCACAAGAACATTGAACACGCCGCGGAGTATTTGGCCTGGCTCCGCGAGCTTCTGGGCACCGAAGACCCGGCGGTTTTGATGGCGGCGTACAACGGCGGCCCTGCCAACCCGGTTGTGAAGTACATGGTCAGCGTCAAACGCCGCATGGCGCGATCCGAGGGGTTGTAATGTGCTTGCTGTTTGCTCCCCTGCTTGTCGGCTTCGCCTTTGTCGCCGGGTACTTACTTGGCCTGTGGGTGGCTGCTGGGGCGCCGCCCGCCCCCGGTAGGAGGGGGCGCCGGCAATGAATGCGAAAACCACCCACACTAAGTTGATGTCGGCCCTGGGGGTTGATCCAGAGGAGCATGGATCGGAGCCGGCGGACAAGTGGGATGCGCTATGCTGGATAGTTACGGTTGTACTGTTGTTGGTGGTGCTTTTATAAGGTCAGAAAATGAACAGACCAGGTGGCCGCGATGGGTACTCAACTACCGGCGTCCAGACGCGGCAGCTATCTGTACTGCTCGTGCGACCCAGGTGCGACCTGAAAAGTGAAAATCGGTGCTGGTGACACGAATCGAACGTGCGACCTACTGATTACGAATCAGATTTATAGGCCAATAAATCAACGTGTTGCGAAAATAGCAACGCCCCGTCCCCCAGTATTTTCAGGCGAAGCGCATTATTCCAGCGGTTTTGGCTGGGGCCAGCCGGCCGATTCCTGCGACCCCCTTGCGACCTGCGTGTTGACATATTGGCACCGCGTAGCCTAGACTTCGGTAGGCACGGTTACAAAAAGGAGGCTCACATGCGCGTGGTTACTATGCTTTGGTTGGCCGCGGGGTTGACCGGTTGTTATCACTGGCGATACACCCCTCCAGAAGGGCACACGCAGACGCACATGTACGCGGACTCCGCTAACTGCCGGGCACAAGCCAACGTGACAGTCCTGGGCGTCGACCCGAGAGCGGCGGGCAGACTGCGCCAAGACGCGTACGTTTATTGTTTGCGCGGCAAAGGGTGGACCGTGGAGCGGGTGAAAAAGTGACCCCGAAAGCCATCTCTGCCGCCGCGCCCGGCGACGTACTCCACGACGACCTGGTGCGCGGGCTCCAGCTACGAGTCAACGCCACTGGGCGCAAGTCCTTCATGCTTTACTACCGCACGCGCTCCGGCGTGGCCAGGCGGCCGAAGCTGGGCGACGCCAGCGTGTTGAGCCTGGCCGACGCCCGATCGCTGGCGCGCGAGATACTGGCCCGGGTAGCGGTCGGCGAGGATCCGTCCGCCGACTGGCAAAAAAATCGCGAAGCCCCGCTGGTGGCGGACGTGTGTGAAGAGTGGCTGGAAGAAAACGCCCGAGCGACCAAGCCCCGCACCCAGCGGGAAAACGAGCGGCTGCTGGCGCGGTACATTCTGCCGCGGCTGGGGAAGGACCGAATCACAGAAGTTGAGCGTGACGACATCGCCGCCGTGCACGCCGCGCTGGCCAAGACCCCATACCAGGCCAACCGCGTTCTGTCGGTGCTGTCCACGGTTTTTAACTACGCTGAAAAGCGTCAGCTCCGCGCCGACCACACCAACCCGTGCCGACACGTGGAGAAGTACCCCGAAAAGAAAAAGCGCCGGTACATCACCGACGATGAAGCCCGCAGGCTGGCGGCGGTGCTGGCCAAGTACCAGACCACCAACCAGCGCGCCGTGGCTTTTATCCGGGTGCTACTGTTCACCGGTGCCCGACCCGAGGAAATATCCCGCGCACGCCCGGAGTGGCTACGCGAATCCGGCAAGGGCTGGGTTCTGGACCTGCCGGATTCCAAGACCGGCGCGCGTCTGGTTTACCTGCCGGACGCCGCAGTGGCAGCCTTTAAGAGCGTTGAGCCGGCAGACGACGGCACGTTCTTTGGGATCCAGCCGCCGGCAAAATTCTGGCGGAAGGTTCGCGAAGAGGCGGGCTTTCCAGACGTTCGCATGTACGACCTGCGCCACACCTTTGCGTCCGCCGCATTGCGCGCCGGGCTTTCCCTCCCGCAAATCGGTGGCCTGCTTGGCCACAAGCAGCCGGCAACCACCGCCCGGTATGCGCATCTGATGGAAGAGGCAGGCATAAAAACGGCCGCAGAAGCGGCCGCAATGGTGGGGAGAATGCTGGGGTAGTTATTTTTTCGTTTGGTTTTCCATGCGGCTTTTCGCGTCAAACGCGTCGCTCAGGGACGCCAGGAATCCAGCCATTTCGACTTGGACGTCTGGTGAAGCCTTCTGCATGTCCACCCCTAGCCGGGCGATGAGTCCGGGCATTTTCGCAGCGGGAACCTGAGAGCTCTGCGCCAGGAAGCGCACAAAGGCCGGATTCGTGGCGGCGCGGGCACTGAGGTTGGCGGCCCCAGCGACGCCGGCAACAATCTGAAACGGCACCCAGTTTCCGCGCAGCATTCCTTCGAAAGTCGACGAAATCAACGACGAGCCCAGGCCGACGTTGGCGATGGCCCGCGCCGTGCCCGACGGGTTTGAAAACACCTTGCCCGCCTGGCGGTACCGCTCCGCGATGTTGGCCACGTGGGTCATGTCGTCAACGAACTTGGGGCCCAGCGACGTGCCGTGCATCAAGGCGCGCAGTGAGCCCGGATTCTTGGCCAGCTTGCTCCAGTTAGTCAGGAAAGTCTCAATGGAAAACGCGGTGCCTTCCGCAGTCTGCGCGCCAGCGGGCGCCGTTCCCATCCGATTGAACGCGGTCGCAACGACCGCATCCCACTGTTCCTTGTTTAACGAGCGTTTGACCGCATTCAACACCGTCGGGCCTTCTTTTCCAGACCGCTCCAGTGTCAGGAAAACCCGCTCGGGAATGTCGGAGCGCAACACCGGGGCCAGCGTCGAGTCCATGCGCGCCATCGAGGCCGTATAATATTTGTTCGCCCGCTCGAACGCCTTGAGCGCAGCGGGGTTGCCGCTGGACGCCAAGGCGGCGCGCACGTCCTGCGACATGGCCGCGTACAGCATTTTGAGCTTTCCTTCGGGGAGGCTTGCCGCCCACGCGTCGGGGATCAACGACCCGACGCTCGATCGCCAGGTGCGCATGTTGCCGTACGCCATCTGTCCGTTGGAGATGGTTTTGCTTATCGCCTGCGCTACCTTGCCCACTTGGGGATAGGCGGCGGAGTTTATCGCGTTGCCCAATTCCGCCAAGGCCTTTTCCGTGTTGGGCGTGGCGATGGGCGCGTCGGCTTTAATCGCCTTCGCGACCGGCGCCTCAAGGGTCAGCCATCTCGCGCGGAAACGCTCGATAAACCCGCCGTCGCCGGTGAGCCCCTTGATAATCGCTCGGCCCGCAATGTCCGGTGACCGAGTCGTTTGCGGGGCAAGCCCCGCCGAAATGTCGTCGACATTTTTAGCCAGGGCGTTGGCCGCCTTGGCGGAATACGCCGCCATGCGGCCCGAGGACGCCGGCAGAATTGAAAGCCCGGCTTCGACAGCTTGGTTGACGCGCCGTTCGGTAGCCATGCCGACAGTCGGCGACATGCCGGCGCGTTCGAATTCCGCGATGTTTTTGACCATCGTTTGCCGCGTGGCTTCGCCGCCACGCAGCAGGTAGCGAATCGTCCCCGCCGCGGCGCTGGGGATTACCGAACCCGTGAGGCTCCCGATCAGTTCCGCAGCGGGGGTGTTCGGAAACATCTCTTTCGCCACGCCGGCGCCAACACCGGCGCTCGCGGCCGTAGCGGCCTCGGAGGCCACATATGCGCCCGGGGCTTTGGTCGCTGCTTCAACGGCCGGGGCCATTAACGCCCCGCCTTTAACGCTCAAATTGGCGGCGGTCATCACCCCCGCGGCCGGGACGGCGGAAGCCCCTATCGCTTGTCCGGTTGTGCGCAGAATTCGGCCCCCGCCGCCCTTCGGATCGTCAGCTGTGATGCCCTGCGCCTGCATCCACTTATTAAGGTCTTCGGTACTCTGCGGCAGGTATTTTTCGTCCACGCCGAGTTTCTTCCCGGCAAACCGCACCAATTCAAGGGGCAAATTACCGAGGCCCATTACGCCCTCGGTTACGCCACTGGCCACCTGGGAAAGCGGGCCGAGCACTGCCCGCGCCGCTTCTGGCAGCGCGCCGGTCGCGGTTTCATCCATGCGCTTGAGTAGCGGCTTGCCTTCCTGGACGGCCTCGGGCTCGAACCCCGGCGGCACGTCCGCCTCGGGTTCAAAGCCTTGCGGCGCATCCGCCTCGGGCTCGAACCCCGGTGGCAAATCGTCTACTTGCTGGCTGGTGTCAACGTCACCCATTTTCCGTCCCGTTTCACAATGCGTTGCCCCGTCTGGGGGTTGACGTAAACCTTTTCACCGGCTTGCGGCGCGCCCCCTGGCCGGTGCGTGGGGTTGGCATTCTTTGGGTTCTTCGGATCCTGCGGGTTATTGATGATGTCCGACATTTTCTGCGCAGGCTTAAACAAGATGTCCGAAGCGTACGGCCCGAGAGACTCTTTTAGCGCGGTAGAATCCCAGCGGCCGGACGCGTAGGGGCGCGACTGCCGTTGTGCCGAAGCGCGCAAAATTTCTGCTTGCGACGCCAAGTTTTCGCGGATCTGCTCGGGCGCCATTGACGGATCGACAATCAACCGCTCATACTGCTCTTGTTCGTGTTTCGACAGCGCTGTGCCGTACAGTTCATTACGAATGAACTGAACCTGCATCTGGTAATTCTGCCACCACTTCACGAACTTGGTGTCGTCCGAAAACCGCTTTTTGTACGCTTCGCGCGCGTCGCCCACCGTCTTAAATCCGGTGCCGCCGTAATTATCGTCAAAGGTGTCCGACAGGCCTCGGTACGTTCCGTAAGCACCGGCGCTGTCGTTGAACCGTTTCAAAACGTGCGCCGGTATCGCCTTGCCGCCGTTAGCGATCTGCTTAATCAAACCGCCCGTGTAGGGGTCATAAAAATCGGTCACCAGCTGCCCCTCTTCCGTGACGCGATCCTTCACAATCAACTTGGCCTGCGAGCCGGTGTGCGCGGCGGCCGGGTCCAGCACCAAATCGGCCGGGTCCTTAGTTTGCGACCACTTGGCCTTCGATTCCGGCGTGAACTGGCTTAGGTCTTTGCCGGCCTTGGCTTGCAACTCGATCGTCTGCGCTTGCTGCCGCTCGGCGTCGCGGTTCATGGCCTCGCGCATCTGTCCCCACTGGGACGCCATCATCGCCTCGCGCGGCATCCCGGCGTCAACGAAATGCTTGACTGCCAGGTCTGCAAAGGCGCGCGGATCCTTTTGGAAGTCCACCCCTTGATCTTGAGCGGTCTTCAGGATTGCCGTGTTCGCTTCTTGGATTTTGCGCGCGCGGTCCTGCCACGGGTCTTTTATTTCTCCCCGATTTATCCGTCGCTGCCGCACCATGTTGCCGAGAATGGCAAACATGTCGCCGCCGCTATTCTTGGCCACCGCCTGCGCTTGCTGCGCCGCGACCTCTTCCGGTGTCGGCATTTCGTTGCCGAACAGATCGACATACGTGCGTGGATTTGCCATGTCAGTTCGGCCCTCCCATGCCGCTCGTGCCGCCCATGCCGCCCATACTCCCCGACGCCCCACCGGCAAAGCTGCCTATGCTACTCATAATCTGCTTCCACGCCTTACCTGTGAACCGCTCACGCAGATTGGCCTCTTCAAGCTGGTTCGCTTCGGTGCCAACGGCGCCGCCGATCTTGGCGCCAAACAGGCTGGCTTGCGGCCCAAGGATCGACGTAGACATCTGAATGTCTGATGCCGTCGGTGAAAACAGCCCGCGGGCAAAGTTGAAGTTGCCCAGCTCTGTTTGCAGAAGTTTGTCACGCAAATCGTAGGCGCGTAACGCATTTTCAGTGTCTGCTTGCTGCTCGGCCTGCGACAGCGCGCCTAGCCGCTCCGCGCCACCCGTAGACCCAAGCATGCCCTGTGCATACAGCCGATTTTCTGTCGACGCGCGACGGCGCTGCTGGTCCGGCGCCACCAGCTTCTGCAGCATGTCGTAGGCGCCGCCGGCAAAGTCCGAACCCCCGCCGCCGAGCAACGACTGGACGCGCCCGGCGGCGTCGCCACCGGACAGCAAATTCGCCAATCGCGCGAAATCAGAAGACGGCGCGTACGTGTACTTGCCGTCTTCCCAGTTAAGATCCCCCGCACCGGTGGACACCCGGTACGGCTTTAATTCCGCGGTGTTGATTAAATTCTGAACCCACCGCTCTTTCTGCCGCCGCTTTTTGTGCAGCTCCGCTCCCGGGAAGAGCGAGGCGGCGATATCGCCTTTAAACCCCATTGGATGCTCCTACTTACCGAACAGCCCTGTGATAACCGCAGAGATCAACGCACCACCGACCAATCCGAGAATCAAGATTGCTCGCTTTCTCACCGACCTCCCGATTCTCGCGTCGAGCTTTTCGACCGCTCTGTCGGCTATCTTGTCGATCTGCTCGTCGGTTAAGTGAATTAAAACTGCTGGCTGTTCCGATTTTTGCATGACTCATGGCCCCCGCCTCCGCGGTAAAAATTATTTCAAGACCGCCGTACCTGCGTTGCACTTTCAATCACCAGCCCCGCTCACACAGCACCGAGTACCCGTAATTGGCCACTGTCAGCGCCGTTACCGCCGCACCGGTGTCTTTTCTAATAAGCGCGTTATCTGTGGTTCCGTTTGTAAATCCAAACACCGTATTGTTGACTCGAATGCTCACCGGCGTAACTGCGCCGGCGTTGTTGGCAAGCAACTCGGTAACATCAAAAAGAGAAAACCCATACTCCGCCCTGCGCGTGTGTAAACGCACTTTTTTCTCTAGGGGGACGACGCCCAGGTTGTGATTAAATGACGTGTGCGTGCCGCCAGCCGGAAGAGTCCAAGTTATTGCTGATTCGTACCGGCCTCTTAATCCGTAGGTGGTGACGCTTGAAACCGCTGCCGCGCCAGTGGTGACACTACCGAGGCACACTCGGTGTTTTTCCGTAAACGCGCCGGGGGCGCCGTATTTCCATTTATATTCCGACATGTCAAACCACTCGGCATCCGGCGAAAATGCCGACACCGGAACCGTAAACGTCGTGCCCGCCGGGTAGCGGCAGACACCGATGTTTATCCGAATCTCGTCGAGATGGCCGTTGACGCTCGCGGCGGCGTCCCAATCCGCGCCGAATCTAAACACATCAGAGCGAAACACAGCTGCCGTGGACGCGATCTCGTGTACCTTTACTCCATCCCAGTAGAAATAATACTTTCCAGCAACAGCGTCGTAGCACAATGCCCAGTGGAACCATGTGTTGATCGCCGCGCCGGTAAGCGCGGAGCTTAGAGCCCCGTTCGCAATGTCATCGCTACCCCCATTCGACGACATATAAAGCCTGTACTTATACGTCCCGGCGTCGTTGTAAACTTGAAACCGCAAACCATACCCACTGGCCGCACCCTGATAAAATAAGCAATGTATATTGCCTGACGTAGGCAAAACAGCGGGTCGATAAAACCCTTCGACGGTCCACGACCCACCACCAAGAGTGGGAATATCGGTCGTGCTGATGTAGTCCGTGGTGCCGTCGAGAAGCAGCGCCGCAGAACCAAACTTGAACTGCGCTGTGTCGATCTGCGCGTTGCCGTTCGCTGTCCATGTGTTTCCGTACTCGTCAGTGATCGTTGTACTGGTGTCGGAACCATCGAAGTGCAGAAGTACCTGTTTTGTCTTATCGAACGCGGGACCATACTGCGGTGGAACAAGCGTTTTATACGCCGTGACGATACCCGTACCAGTATCACGATCCAGCATTAAATAGCTGACGTTAGAGGCGACGAGGCTTGACCAATAATCCGCCTGATTGGCGGAAAATCGCGCGCGGTAATTCAGCGGTCCAAGCGCATCCTCCCCCGCAGCAAAAGTCGCAACAACCGGAGTGGTTGCAGCAGTCATAGTGACCGCCAACCCAGTGCCGGCAGCCAGAAAATTCGCCCGCCCGTTCGAGTCAACCGCTCCGGCAACTACGGTTTGTCGTACCGCCTCGGGCTGTCTCACCGTCACAACCGGGTCGAGAAGCACGAAATTGGTGCCGTCATACCGAAGAAAATGCGTCCCTAAAATATCCCCCGCCGCCAGCGCCGCACCGCTTTTCAACACGATAGTTTTGGCGCCAATGCTGTTAATGTTCAGAGTCGCCGCGCCGGTGTTTGTGTTCGAAAAATGCAGATGGAACACGTCGCCGGCCGCCAACGACGTGACCGACGCCGCTACGCTGGCCGCATAGGTGTCCGTACCCGTCGCTGAAACCAAAGTCGCCCGCGAATTTTTGGCCACCGTGCCGTTTTCGGTCACCGCCGGCAGCGTCACCGTACCGGTAAACGTGGGGCTCGCGGTGTCTGATTTAGAGGCAATCGCCGTGGCGATCGCGTCCAACTCGGCGTCGACATCGGAGCCAAGGATGATTTTTTCCGGGTCGCCAGAAGGGAGGGCGTCTTTTACCGAAAAGTCTGTAATCTGTGTGTAGTCTGACATTCCGTTACCTCAAAACGCCTGCTTGCCGAGCTTGGCTGCAAGCAACAGTTCTTGAAACGCGATGGGGGAGCCGTTGATCGTTACGGCCATGCCGATTTTCATAACCTGCCCGTGGGATTGCGGGTGCACGCGGGAGCTGGAGAATGCTTCGCCACCGGACCACACGCCGACACCCCACTCCGCTTCGCCCCACTCCGACACGCCGGTTTCACGAACCAGGGCCGACGCCGACGTGTAGCCGTATTCCGCGTAGTCAAACGCCCAGTTGTAGGTAATGCGGTAGGCGGCGTTGGTCAGCGCGTAAACGCGCATTGATTTGGGGATCTTTACGCGGGCGGGGACGCCCATGCGGCCACTGGGGTCGAGTGCACCAAAGTCCACCCAGGTCGATGCGTAGCGTGCGACATAGGTTCCAGCGCTGCCGTCGACATACCCGTGGTACTTCGCTACTTTTCCGGCGCCGCCCAAGTAGAGCGTGCTGTCCGCCGCGGCATAGGCGGAGTGGACGTTCATGCCCGTCCAGTAAGTAACTTTTGCGGAGCCGTCCGGATTGGGGTACCTCATGTCCAAAACCCAGGCAACGTCAGCCCCGAGAAGAAACAGCGCGTAAAACCCGTCGCGTTCGCTGTAGACGCTCTTGATGTCTTCGGGCGCCTCTTGGCTGATGTCCGACGTAAACTGATCGCGGACGTTGACCGTCAAGTCGCCCAGGGGCTGCCGCCCCGACGTCAGCGCGCGCGACAAGAAACGAACGCCGGACGAACTCAAAAACAAAGCGTCTTTGCCGGTCGACTGCACGGTGTCCCGCGCCACGCACCCGACGCCTTTCAGATTTTCGACCAGCGCCATCGCGGACGGGTCGTCGGCGCCGCTGTAGATAACAATGTTGCGGGTGCCGAAAAAGATGACCATGTTTTCGTGCGACCCGATCGCAACAAGCGTGTCGCCGCCCCAAACCGACTTGAGGTCCAAGGTTCCGGCGGAGCCGCCGCGGAACTTGTAGGGAATCAATAAATCGGAGTACTCGACGACAGACGCGTCGCCGGACGAAACCACCCAAAGCCGACCAAACGCGGAGTGGCAGACGTTGCCGTTTGGCATCTTGCGACACGTCCACACCGCTGTGTTGTCGGTAGTGGTCGCCCCTACCGTGGTGTTCCAGCTCGGCTCCCCGCCACCGGACGTGCCGGACGTGGTGCAATGAAAATATTTAGTTTGGTTGCCGGCGGTAGACCGAACCACGTCCCCAACCGCGTAGGCGGTGCCGCTCGCCCACGCGGAAATGCTCTGCTGGAGTAGGCTGAAATTTCCAGTCGTTCGGACGATGGGGTCGTGGCCTTCCTGAAACCCGACCAAATAGTCCCCGATATTTTGAAGCTGCCAGTCGTCCGCCGTTATACCGGTAACGCTGCCCGCCGTGCCGGTGATGTCGGTGAGCGTGGTGGTGCCGGAAAAAAGTTTGTTTCCGCCGGCCGAGATAACTGTCAGCGTACCGTCAGACCGGGACTGCTCATAAACCGTCCGCATGTCCGGCGTGCCGGAAACCGCCGGCGACGTCAAATCGTACCGGCCCTTGCGCGCCGCCATGCGGCCTTTGGCGTCGACCACCATGTTGGTGGCTTCCGACGACCACTGGAGGTCGGGCGTTGTGTTCTGCTGGGTGTTGAGGCCATAAAAGCCCGGCGGTAGCACCCGCAACGGGGCCAGTATGGTCATACCAAAATGGCCTCATTCTCGTCCGGGTTGAAGTCGCGGTCCATGTCGATGGCGCGGTAAAGCGCAAGATCCGCGTGCGACTGCGCCTCAGCGAACGAGACGCCGCCGTCTTCGCCGCGCTCACGCAGCGCGAGCACGTAGGCGCGCTCAAGCACCGGCGCCGCCGGGACGGTCAAGACGGTTGCGTCCGCCGCCAGATCGGCTTGCCGCACCACCATCGGCGCGCGCATGGCGAACGTGCCGTTGGGCGTCGGATAAAGCGTGATTTGCAGCTCGCCGCTCGTTATCCCGCGCATGCGGTAATAAATCGGATTACCCGATTGCACGGACCCGACATACGTGGCTCGATCGATAAACCAATCGGGGGCCGGCACCAAAATTCTAAGATTGGTCGTGTCGTAGATTTCGCGCGCCGGAGAGTAAAACCGGCTGCGCTCCGTTGAATTCGTAATCGCGTACGTCGCCGTGCCGTTCGATGTGTTGAAACTCAACACCTGGCGCAGGGCATGCCACTCCCAGGCGTCTTCCACTTCGCGCTTGGCCTGATTCACAAACGCACCCAGCATGGTCGAATACGTGGTCGCGCTGACCGTGGACGACTGCGCCTCGCGCAAGCGTTTTTCTAAATCATTAACGAGCGACAACCACGTTGCCATTGTGTCGTGTCCAGTAAATCGTGTTGCCGTGCACCGAGCGCAAAATTTCTACTCGGTCCCAATACTTCCGCATGCGTTCGGTCCACCACGGTTCGGGTTGAACCGTCATGTGCAGCCGATCATTGATCCGCGACCCCCAAACGTCGGGAACGTGACAGACCGTCCACAAACACCCTCCCCGAACTGCCGCGGCGATATTGGCCAGCGTCTTCTCGACAAACGCCTCGGGTATGTGCTCCATCACGTCGGTGCACAGCCCGGCGTCGACCGCCGGAAGCGGGTCGCGCCAAAGATTCGCAACAACTGGGGGAAGTACCGCGGGATTGGTCCGCCACTCGGCGGCCAGGACGTCAATGTGGTCGATCGGCTGAATGCGGTGGCCGGCTTCAATGTACGGGCGAAACGACCCGCCGCGGCCGCAGCCGAAATCTCCGAGCAGCCCGGGGCGCGTGCGCTCAATCAAAAGCCCGGCAATCGGCGCCCCGTGGCCCTTGGCGCCGTACCCGGGGAAGGCGTACACCTTCTCGTATTTCAGGCGTTCCAGCTCGGCCACGTCGATTGCGTCAGTCACTCCGACACCTTTTCGTTCAAATCTGCGTAGTAGTACTGCCCGGAATTCATGCGCCGCTTGTAGTGCGACTGGTTTTGTTTTTGCTGAATCTCGCGCCAGTATTCGCGATGCTCGTCAGCCAAGTGCATTTGGGCGCAGCCCCAAAACTGGCAGCCGTAGACGGGGTGAAATTCGAGGACCGTGGGCTTGTCGGTAAACTTCGAAAGCGCCTGGTCGACCGTGGTAATCAGCTCGAAGTGTTTGAACGCACCCGTCCAGTCGCTGACGATCGCCGGCACGGGACTCTGAAGTTTCCACGCCATGTACACGCGTGAGCCGCCATAAGGGAACGTGCGCTCGTTGGGCTTCTCGTACACCATCACCGGATTTCGGAAGCCTTCGGCTTTCACCGAGGCCTCGAGCCGGGTATAAAATTGAAACTGCTTCTCGTTTTTCTTATGGACCCAGTCGGCCAGGTAGAACGCCGCCGGAATGTCCGTGGGTTGCAACAACCCATACCGGATTTCGTACCGCCCACTACCGGGATCGTATTTGCCCATAAGAAAAACGGCTGCCCCACCAAGGCAGGGCAGCCGGTTTGTTACGACGATGTTTCAGGAGCGTGGGGACGCAGGACCAGAATGTTCCATGTGCCGGACGCCAGGTTGGCGACGCTGCCGGATTCGTTTTGCACCCGAATCTCCACGGCGTTGGCCGCCTGGACGTACGCGGTTACCGTAAAATCGACCAGATCGTACGGAGCCGCAACCAGCACAAAATCGCCCAGTGCGGCGCCCGTAACGGTCACCGCGGTTGTGGCGCCGGCGCCGTCCGCAAGGGACGCGGGGTCGACGGTTGCCTTAACCAGCGCGACGACTTCGAACAGGTCCTGGAACTGGCGCTTTGAAAACTTTGCCATGTCAGTTTCCTCGGTTGAGGATGCCCCGGCCGGTTAAGGCCGGGAGCACCAGGTTACAATTAAGCCGGGACGATGACGGCGTAGCCGCCGTTGTCGCGCAGCTCGCCCACACCATAGATCGTGTCCACGGTGAACAGATCAGCCAAGTATTCCTGCTTGTACTGAGTCTGCGAACGCGGCATGGCCTGCTCCACCAGAGCAAACGCACTCTTGTGGAAGAACAGGCACGCACGGTACGCTGTGGTGGTCGAGGTGTTGGTGGTGTTGCCGCAGTTGGTCGAGACAAACACCGGCACGCCGTAGATCTGACCGATTTGGCCGGTCTTGATCGCGTCGCCGCTGCCGACGAACGCCTGCTCCGTGAAGCGGGAAATGCCGAGCAGCACTTCCTTCTGGCACGGAGGGATGACAATCGACCGGTCAGTCAGCGGCAGGTTGTCGTCGTCCATGTTGCGGAGAATCTTGCGAATGCCCGCATCCGCCAGGTTGGCACCGTTGCCGGCGCCCGCGGCGCTCCACGCCGTCGAACCGTCGGAACCGATAACCGCACCGGTGTCGTAAGTCAGCGTGTTGGCGTCCGGGGTGCCCGGGGTGGCGTCGAGCGTGCCGCCCTGGAGGCCGGTGCCGAGCACGTGCAGGTTGAAGTCCACCTGCCGGGCCAGCGCGTAGCCCGCGTCGTCCGTGTACGCCTGGCGCAGCGAATCCAGGCCTTGGATCGCCACGATGTCTTCGAGCAGCTTCGAGTACTCGTAGTGCTTGTCAATCGAAATGTTGGTCACCCCGTCCGTCGGCGCGGACAGTGTAACCTGCGTGCTCGCGGCCTTGGCGACGGCCAGCGAGCGGGTGAAGTTGGGGACGTGAATGGTGTCGCCCTTCTTCTTGTTGTGGTTGAACAGCGTGACACGGTTGCGCATGACGTTGTTCGCCTTGTACGACGCAATCGTTTCCATCGACCAAATTTCGGGAATGAAATTGGCCGCCGTGGTTACGGTAATGTTGTTTGTACCAAGTGGCATTGTTGACTACCTCGGGTTTCAGAAAGGCCGTAAGGCCCTATCGCACACGCCCCTCCTGAAACGCCTTTGTTATTTCAGGCATCATGGAGTTGTAGCGATCGCGATCGGTGTTGTATAAACGCATCAACTCCGTCGACTTGTAGATCCGGCGGGAACCCGATTTCGGCGCCGCTCCGGCGCCTCCGGTTTCCGTCTTGTTCTGCTTGATCGCGGCGACCTTGACCTCGGCTTTCGTCGGGGCCGGCGCGGCGCTTTCCTGCATTCTTTCCCATTCGCCAAACAATTCATCGCCAGCTTCGATGTCGTAATTCGCGGCGCTGTTAAACGCACGAAGCCGATACGGGCTGGACTGGACCCACTCTTGAAATTTCGGGTCGGCCAGAGTCTCGTCGACTTTTGGGTGCCGGCTGCGAAATTCGGTCTGAAGCGCGCGCTGCTCGGCCAGCGTCAGCTGCTTTTCGAGCGTTTCCGTGCGTTTCTTGACCAGCCGCTCCGTAGCGGCCCGGGGGTCGTTGATGAAATCCTCGTCGGTGGGTTCCGGTTCTTCAGTCTTCGGGGATGCACCTTGTTTTTGCTGCTGCAACCCGGCGGACAGCATCTCGCGCATCAGTTTGCGCGCCTCGCCAAGCTCGTTGCCTTGTCGGCTGTACTCTTTTTCCAGTCCGATGAAATCTTGAATGATCTGCGCCTGGGTTTTACCCTTCAGGCGGGCAGGCAATTCTTCAACAACATCGGCGGTCGGTTCGTCCGTCTGTGGTTCTGGACTGTCCTCGTCCTGATGGCTGCCAAGCTCGGCCGGCAGTTCAGTGGACTCGTCTTCAATTACAGGGGCGGCGATTTCCATAGCAAGGCTGTGGTCGCCATTGACGGGGGTACCGTCAACTTTTGGGGTTGACTCTTTCGGCATTTTTGAAACTCCGGGAATGACAGGTAGAGAAATGCAAGGCCTGCTTGAGCAAGCGGCTAAACCATCCGTCGGTTGACGTATGCCTCGCCGCTATCGCGCAGGTTCTTTTCTTCTCGCGCCATCGTGCGGTAGCGGTCCCGTTCCCATTTGTCAGCAGCACCTGGGAAACCGGTGTCCGTTCCATCCAGCACAATTTCTGGCGGAGTAATTCGGCGGACTAAAGCGCCGCCACACTGGTCGCAAGCCGGGGGTTTGTCCCGGTCTGCCACTTTCAAAAGGTGTTCAACACGTAAGTGGCACGCGGAACACTCGTATTCGTAAATCACGTGATGTCTTCGTCGAGGGTTTCGTCGGCTACAAAATGCAGCTCTGCCTCAACCGCCTCGATAGCCCCCTGGGCAGACTCCCGCATTTGTAGAAGATTGCTGCGAATGAAATCCCGCACGGCACGCGCAGCCACAAACTGCTCCCAATTCGCGGCGCCCTCCATAAACTCGGTGTATTGCGCAGCCTCGGCAGTCCAGAGCAAATAAAACTCTCTCCAATCAGGGTTCGCCAACAGCCCCTCGATCTTGCGCAGCGAAACGAGTTTCGCCTCAAGCTCGCTTCTCGCTCGCGGGTCAAGCGTCACTGGTATCTACCCCCCGCGCGGTGCGGTCTTCCTCGTTATCGGCGTGCCCCATTTTCTGAACCTTTTCGGCCGCCGTGATATCCTTGAGCCGGGTGCGCGAACGGACTTCCTGGAGGTCGGCAACCGCGCGGGCCACGCTCAGTTGCGCCGCCGGGTCGTTCTGCTTGTCCTCTGCCGAGCCCGGCATCTGGCCGGTCATTACGGCGTTTATGATCGCCAAGACCAGCCCCTTGTCCTTCATAGACGTGTTTTGGACGATCTGCCCGAGGACGGCGTAAAACGCCGGAGACTGCGGCGGTATGGTTTGCAGCAGCTGGACAAGCGTGCTGTTTTCAACCTCGCGCGCCATAAGCGACATCGAAGTGCGGACGCGGAACCGAACGTCCATAAACTGGTACTTCTCCTCGTTCCACTGCATGTGGCGCAGGCAGATTTTTTCCACCGCGGGCCCGAGGAAATGCCGCTCCAGCAGCCGGAGCGTGCGCTTGCTGCGCTTCGCGACGTCGCCCCGCAGCAACGACATGCCGCCCAACGTGGCGTTGGCGCGCGCGGCGCGCGCTGGCGAGGAGCCGGCGGTACCGGTGGCGGACTGAATCAGCCGCTCCAGCTCGCCGGTGGCCGTGAACGTCATCGGGTCGATGCGCCCGAAGGTCAACGGGAGAAAGGTTTCGCGTGGATCGCCGTTGACACCAAACAGCGCGCCCGGCTTCACTTCGAATTTCGACCGAGGGTCCCGGCGCAACACGTTGTACGCCATCATCGGGTGCACGGTGAACGCCATGCCGTCCATCTGCCCGCGCAGCATGGCGTCGAGCGCCCGCTGGGCGTTGATGCCTTTCTCGGCAATGCCGCGGCCCCAAAAGCTGCCCGGGCGGAGGTCGTACGGCGCCGCGATAAAGTCACGGTCGCCTTTCACGTTGTCGTTTTCCCGCGCCGCGACGCAGTAGGCATCGTCCACAATCGTGACAATGGCCTCGACCATGTCGCGGGAGTCAATTTCGGCCGGCTCGTCCCCATCCTTGATCGCCGCCTCCAACAACGCGCGCGGGACCAGGCCGTGGTACTCCGTCACCAGGTTGACTTCAGCCTCGGGGCTTTCTTGGAACAGCGCGCTCTGCGCCACCGGGACCGCATCTGTTTCCGACAGCGGCGCCTCCCACCACTTTTCGGACTCCATGCACGCTTGGCAGTAGTGCTTGGGCCGCGGAAGTCGGTGCGCCATCCCCAGCGCCGCGTTGATCCCTTCCACGCCGGGCTTGTTCACCGACGTGTCAATCACAAACTGGTCGGGGCGCACCGGCTCCAGGTACACCACGACCCGGTCCTCCGCAGTCACGCCCTCGATGATGTTGTTCTTGGTCTTACTCCGGTCAATGACCGTGTGCAGTCGCTTATACTGCGTCGTGTCGGTCACGACTTTGGCGATTGCCGTCCCGTAGAGCGCGCCCAATATCCCGGCGGACTCAAGGATCGCGCCTTCCACGTTGGCGTAGTTCATGTCATCCAGCAGCTGGAGCCGCAGCCCCTGCCAGTCTTCGCCCTGCTCGGTGTCCGACGCCGTTTTGGCATCGCCGTAGTCGTCGTCGATGTCAAACCACGCTTCCTTCTCGCCGAAGACCGCTTCCTCGATATCGGCACAAGCCTCTTCAACCGCCTGCTGAAGCGCCGGCGAAATCAACCGCGACCGCTCGCTCGACCGCGTCCGGTCTTCCTCCGACCAAACCCCGGCCCACTTGCGCAGATACACCGCCCAATTCTTGTCGAGATTCTGCTGGCGCCACCGCTCCCACTCCTGAACCTTGGGAATAATCCAGGCGACAAGCGCTTCGCGGCCGCCTTTCTGCATGAACCCCGCGACGGCCTCGTCAGCCACGTCGCGGATGCCCGCCGTTGTTGGGTTGTGCGTACTCAAGCCGTGTCGCCCTCAATGTTTTTGGCCGCCCACCACGCTTTAACGTCAAAACTGGGGCACGCCTTCGTAACGCCGGGGAAATCGCGATGCCCCTGTACCGTGCGGCCGGGGAATTTTTGCAACAGCAAGCGCAACACACTTTCGAGGCTGTCGTACTGCGCAAGGGTGAAGTTGTCTTCGGGGCGCGCCATGCGGGCGTCCATACCGCCGACCAGACAAACGCCAATGGCTTCGTGGTTGTGCCCTTCGACGTGCGCGCCCTGGTATTGCAGCGGACGCCCGGACTCCACCGTGCCGTCCCGACGGATAACGAGGGCGTACCCTACGTCCGACCACCCCTTTGCCAGGTGCCACTTGCGGATTTCGTCGACACCAATGTCCATGCCGGGCGGGGTCGCCGAACAGTGCACAACCAGAAAGCGAACCGCATCTGGGTTAAGCAGCTTCACTCAATACCCTGCCTCTTTGTCCAGCGGCGCCCAATCGCCATAATCAGAAAGCACTGCCTCATCAAACACCGCGTCGCCGGCCAATTGGTCCACGTACGCAAGGGCGTCCAACATGTCGTCACGGGCCAGCGGGTTTGGAAAATCACTGTACTCCTCGACAAAATCCGCCAGCCACGGAGCGCCGGTTTCGAACGTCAGGCGCCCTTTCTCCAGCCGGCCCGCCAGCGCCCACATCACGCGATCAGTTTTCTTTTGCCCGCCGTGCAACAGCGGAATGATTTCGGGATAGAAGTTGATCGCCCGCATGCGGTCGGTGAGGTACGGCATCACCGCGTTAAACAGAATCCCCTTCTCGATGCCAAGCTGGCGCACGCCGTAGTCTTTGGCCGCCTTGAGTATCTGTATCGCGCACTCTCGAACGCCCCAGTGCCCGTAGCGAATGTCTTTGACGTGCCACCCGCCGGCGTGGACCCAAACCACGGCGATGACGGAGTGGTCGGATCGCTTGTACTTGCCGGCCTCGGCCGCCTCAATGAACCCGGCCAGGTCGACCGCGATGCAGTACCGCCCGGCGCCGGTCGGCTGCGCCCCTGTCTTCAGCCACTCGCCCTTAAGCAGCCCAACGCCGGACCCCGCGAAGCTCGCCTCGAATTCCTGGGCGAACTGCTCCGCCGTCATATTCGCGGCGGCCTTCTCGATTTCCTTGGGATCCAAAAACGGATTGTCGCGAGACTTGAAGCGCCACACGCCCCAGGCATCGAAATCCTTTTGCGCCTCCAGCACCAGCTCGTAAAAGTGGTTCTTTCCGCGCGGGGTCCCGATAAACAGCGCCGTGCCTTGCACGTCCGCCAGCGCCGGGCGAACGATTTCCTCCCACACGTTGGGCTTCATGTCGGCGTATTCGTCCAGGATCACGTGCCCCAAACCCACGCCGCGCATGTTGTCCGGCTTGTCGGCGCCCTTGACCTCGAGCCACCGGCCGTTCGTTAATTCGATACGCCCTGTGTTTTCCAACACCCGGGTCGCGTGCTGCCCAAACGTCCGCTTGAGCAACGGAAAATAGATGCGCTTTGCCTGCTCGTGTGTGGGCGCAATGATGAACGTGCCCATGTCCGTCAGGTCGTAGCCGTTCATCTCGGTCTGCATGGACGCCGCCACGCCGGACGCTACGGCGAGCCTGGACTTCCCGAACCGCCGCCCCGCTACGACGATTTTGAATCGGCGAGGGTCTTCGAACACTTCAAGCTGTTTCGGGTGGAGGCTTAGGTTGATTTCGGAGTCAGACATCGACGGCCTCGATAACCCGGATTCGCTTCACCATGCCAATCGGGATGCGCGCCTTTTCCGACCACTTTCCGGTTTCGGGGTCATACGTCGATGCGTACACCACGTAGTTTTTGCCCTTGTGCACCAGGAGCCCGTAGGTCCGCATGATCTGGACCCGATCGTCTTCCTCGGGTTGGTGATCTTCCCAGCCCGCGCCAGGCGTCGGGGCTTCCGCGTCGACCCACTCGATACACACCAGTTTCTTTTTCATGCGGGGGCCCGGTGGCGTGGCGGCCGCCGCTCAGCCTTCCAAAACGCGCTGTGCCTTGGGAGCCGCTAAGCCGTCCGTCCTGTTGACGTTAATCACCACCGTTGGCCGCTTGTCGCGCGGCGTGCCGTCCCCGGCCTCGGCCTCCCTTCGCAGGAACGGCTTCAGGACTTCCATCACCATTTTCTGGCTGTCCTTGTCCCCGGCCTCGGCTTCCTTCAGTACGTTGTCCAACACCTTCAGCGCCTTTTGCTGGCGCCCCTGCGTCATCACCTGCAGAAATTTTGTCGTCTTCGACAGATTCCCCTTGCCCCGTCCCTTCGGATTGCCGGATTTCCCTTTCACGAACTGCCCGTTCCGCGGCTTCGCGGGCAAGGATGCTGGCTTCTCGTCTTGCTCGGACATCTATCACTTCCTCTTGCAGCTTGCGCGCGAATTGCGCCGCGGCCGCGGTCAAAAACTGAGGGACCATGGCGGGGTCGGCGTCAAGCGCCAAAAAACTCGCCGTTAAATTGTGGTCCGCCCGGGACCGGATGTTGATGCGGTACCGCTTCGGGTTCATCGACCCCAGGGTCCAGTGGTACTCCACCGCCGGGACCGCCATACTCTGATACCACACCGTATTGCGCTGATTTGTCATCGGTCGCTCCGTTGTTACTTGTCTTCCGCCCCGGCCGCCGACTCCATCGTGCGGTATTTCTGATAGATGTCCGGCGCGGTCGACCGCAGCCAACCCTCAAAATCGAGATCCGTGTCCCCTGCCCCGACATCCGTTCTGTACCGAGACAGGTACTCCCTCATCGCGGCCTTTGTCGTCGGGTGCATGGCCGGCAACTGAATTTGGAGTGGCATTAAATTTGTTCCTCGTTAATTCCAAACGACCACCAGGGGCTGCGCCTTCATGGCGCGCAAAACCGGCGGGTTTGTTCTTTGTCGGCGTTGTGCATTTCAACAATCTCCCCGGCGGCGATCGCCCAGTTCAGCAAGTCGCGGTTTTTACTTCCCGCCCACTTCGGGAGCGGGACGTCCCTTTGAAGGGCCGCCGGGGGGCACACACGCTGGGTCGTCACTTCGGGTGTACTCGCACAGGAAACGAACAACATCGGCAGGCAAATCAGCATCCAGCCATTTCTGATATTCAGCATTGCTGCGCTCCGCGCGATCGAGCCGCGCCCTCAAACCGTCCAACCGCTTTCTGTCTTCCGCGGCCCTTGCGTCCCGGGCGACAATGGCTGCTTCTAGCCGGGCGGTGTTTTCTTGCGCCGCGCGCAGCGCCTCTTTGACCACGGCCACCCTTCCCTCCAGCGCGCCGTTCTCGACATAGGACTGCCGCAGGGCCCAGCCCAAAACGCCTACGATTGCCACGGCGGCAACAAGCGGCCAAATTCGCAACATCACCCCACCCCCACCGCTTGCAACTCACTGAGGGCGACGTGCGCGCCGCAGGGGCACATAATCGGGTCGCCCCCTTCTGGAGTCGAGCCATCCGGCAACGTGGCGTTGTCTGGAAGTACTACCCCCTCCAAAGCGCCGGTGTAAGTGAAAACTACCGCGCCACACGCCCGTTCGCCCCGCGCATGAACCTTCGAATAAACCGGCATCACCCCACCTTCTTCTTTTCCGTCCACTCGCGGCCAAGCCAGGGGGCCAGGATGAGGGCGAACGCGGTGCCGAACTCGCTCATTGTCACCACCTGCTGCTTGCCGAGGGGTCCGAGGTCGACCCCGGACAGCGCAGTCTTGAAGAACAGAATCGCGACACCGGTGACAACCAGAAACAGCGTGATGCTTTCCCGCCCTCGGGCGTCTTTCAGCACGTACATCGCGCGCTCCGTGTAAAGAGGGCTCCCGCCGCCCGCAGCCTCTGTAGCGCTTGACCGATTTATTTGCCGGCCTGGCCTGTTCTGTGCGCTCGTCGAAGAGCGGGGACCCGTATCTGTAACTATTTGTTTATAAAGCGTGTTTTTCGGTTGTTTTTGTTGCTTTTTTACAACAGCTTTTTTCCTGTTTTTACCCCTCATGAATTGGCCCGCCACAGGCACCCGCGCCGGCGGGGATCCGGGGGTGCCGGGGGGCCCAAAAGAAGGGACCCGCGATAAAAACGGCGGAAATCCAAGGCTTTCAAACGGGCCTGCAGCCCGCCAGGTGCACTGATTGTTAATCAGTGCGCCGCCTATTTGCGAAGCATTCTCATCTAAGCGCTATTGAGCGAGCGCGCCGCCGCGCTCCATTTGTCGCATATTTACAACAAACATACCTGAGTGTTGCCATTTTTGCAACACTTGAAAAGCCATATAAAACTGTGTGACGAATAGGGTTAGCGGATGCTCACACGTGCTCGATCGACCACAGGCACACGCGTTCGAAAGTTTGTACCCCCACCTGTACCCGGTACAAAACTACCTAGGGGGAACACGAAAAACCCTTACCAGCTATGGATTGTTCTATATGTTCTCCCTTTTTATTAATAAAAGTAGGATAGATACCAATATTAGTAATAACGCGCCGCATACCCCTAAAATTTTCCCTGCCGGTTTGGTCGCGTTTAGGGGGTACAAACAGAACATTTACCTAACCCCATGATCCGTATGGAGAAAGTTTGTACCCCCTAAAATATTTTGTACCCGGTGCCGATAGAACAATGTGCAAAATCAACAGCTTGCAATCCTATTTCCCCGGGAACAGAAGGGTTATTGCGACCGTTCGTCGGCTGGGTGTTGCTATAATCACAACGCGTAGCCATACTTTCATCGCAGCATGAAAACACAACGGCTGAGGTCACGCGCCGCCGTAGGCGGTCCGGTTGATTGGCTTGTTAGGGCGCGTTCAACAACGGCAAGCCAGCAGGCCGTTTGAAACTGCTGGCGCACAACTGAAGGGCCTGAAATGAAGACGACGACGACGATTTACAGCGTGGGCGACCGCGTGCAAGTGAGGCCGGGCAAGGAGCACGACTCCATGACGAAGGACAAGAAGGGCACCATCGTGGAGATCACGACGCCGGCCCTTGGCATCAAGTTCGACGGCATGACGATGGTGCACGAGTGGTACACGGACGACGAAGTGAGGCCTGCGTGATGACAAAGCCTCACCACATGCCAATGCCGAAGCCCAAGCCCAAGCCTGCACCAAGCAAGCGGAAGCCCAAGAAGTAGGCGCAAAGCGCATGGCCACTAGCCAAGGTGGCTATGCGCCCTAACGTCTGAGATCACGCGCCGCCGTAGGCGGTCGCGTGGAGCGAATTGTTGGGCAACGGAGATTGATACATGAATATATTGTGGCGCGCAGGGT